GCTCTAGTTCCTCCAGCCCAGTCAGCAACGACCATGTCGAAGCCTCTCTCGCCAGCAATCTTAGTTACGTAAGCGATCTGAGAGTTTGTGTCGAATGCTTTCCCAGGATTCTCTGCTTCATGTCTCTGTCTAGCCTCGTCAATTAAGTTTAGCTTGTCAGTGTTGAAGTCGTAGACCTTGTTCTTAGGAACCTTTACAGCGTACTTAGCACCATCAGCACTTTGTCTTTCTGTCTGCTCTGGAGCGGTGTAGTACATTGCTAGACCGCCAACCTTAGATAAGGCAGATGCCTCTTCTCTTGAAGTTACTTGAGATGCTCCAGTTCCTTTCTTAATGGTGTCATAACCCTTCTTACCAACATGGAAGAACACGAAGTTACCCTCGTTATCTTCTGTCATGTTTGCGTAGTTTGAAGACGTTTCAGGGGTCACTGTGACCTCAGTTTGTTTTGGCTTAGACAATCTATCCTGAATAGCTAAAAACTCTTTAGGGGTCAAAACTTTAGGGTTCTTGCCGTCAGCACCAGTCTTGACATTCTCGAATGTATCTAGGTCAAAAATTGACTCCTGACCAAGCTCTCTTGCAATTTCAATAGCTTCATCTCTTCTTGATCTGTCGGCTACGATGTTAATGTCTATAGAAGCCTGATCGCTATTTGGGAACTTATAGATACCAACCTTAACCATGTCAGATCCAATAGACTCTGAGTTCTCTTTTACAAACTCGTTTATTTTCTCAGGCGTAAGTTCTGATACAGCCATGTTTCTTGAAGCCAATGGAATAACTACTCCACCTTTCTCGTACTTGGTTCCATCCAAGTTCATGGTAGCACCGTCCTCATTTTCGATTGGAAGGGTTTTAACTCTCTCCACTTCATCAGCAGTGTACTTGTCTGCGACATTTATTGTCACTGGCTGTGTCTCTGAGACAGCCTCAACAGTTGTTTCTGGCGTCTCTACAGCAGTTGGCTGTATCTCTGGCTGTACCTCTCCAGTCAACTGAGCTCTCTTAGCATTAATTACTTTCTGAACTTCTGGGTCAGTAGTCTCAAGTTCGTTGAGAGCTTCTTCATTCTTAGCCTCTTCTACGGCAGCAACAAATCTAGCTCGGTCCATATTAGAACCGTCTATCTTATATTGTACTCCTTTAGGTGCCTCCTCTAGTGTGTACTTACCAGTAATAGAGTCAATCTCTTCATCGATAGCCTTAACTCTGTTCTGAGCAGACTTAGTGTCGTTACCTTTTAGCTTTGCTCTTTCTTTCTCTAGCTTAACTAGTCTAGACTTATCTGCCTCTTCAGTTACTGCTGGGTCTATTTGACCAGCAAGCATAGCCTCCTTCTTCTTGTCTTCAGCAACAGCCAACACATCGTTGTCATCTGTTACTTCTATATTTGTTTTAGCAACTTCATCTGGAGTAGCGGTGCTAAGGAATCTATTCAATCTGTTCTTAGATACCTCTTCTCCATTTATCTTGTACCTTCCAACTTTTTCTCCACCGATTATGGTTTCAACACCTACGTTGAATACGCCTCCACCGATACCTCCCAACATTTCAAGAGCAATCTCTTCTCCAGAAACTTCTTGACCAGAAACAACTTGAGCAGCTCCTTCCCCAAGACCTTCACCAACAGATTCTACACCAAGTGCAGCTCCAGTTCCCAATGCCTTACCAGCTGTTCCTTTTACAGCAGCCTTAGTAGCTCCTAATGCTCTACCTGCAAGACCAGATGTTACAGCGTCCACCAAACCAATAGTAGCACCTCTAGATAGTGCTCTATTTGTAGCACCGTCTATAACAGTCTGATCCTCTAATAATTTTTTAACATTTTCTTCGTTAAACTCAAGACCTCTCTTCTGGGCTTCTTCTTGAAGGTATTGGCCATAAGATAATGCAACCTCAGTTGTTGCTGACATGCCAGCCATCAAACCTCTAAGCCCTCCAGCAACAGCACCAGCTGTAGCACTTATTGGGGCTAAAGGACCTCCAAGGGCACCTAATCCAGCTCCAACTCCAGCTCCAGTTCCAACCCCAGCGGCTGCTCCTCCTAGACCATAAGTACTAACTCCTTCACCAGTTACTGGTACAAGCATTGAAAATGAATCCACAGTAAGCTGAGGGATAATAGCAGGATTCTTGATGGCCTCAATTATTGAGTTCATAAATCCGCCTCCAGCATTCTCTACACTTTTGTAGTACTCTTTCAGCTCATCAGTGACTGGTACATTTTTTAGCTTATTTGTATAATCTATGAATTCTTTTAAGGAATTATCATCTATCTCAGATGCCTTCTTCCCAAAGATATTCATAGTTGGATCAACAACATCTACTTTAGCAGCACCACCTTCGTATGCTCTATAAATGTCTCCAAAAAAGTTAGTTACTACATTCTTACCAAATGTTCTTTCTAAAGCAGTATCCTTTTCATCGCTTGACAAAGCCAATGTACCATCGACCGTAGATGAACCTGTAACGTCTTTTTTTTTTCCAACTAAACCATTAAAATCTTCAATTCCCTTCTGATATCCTTTTGACTGAACGTACGAGTACATATCGTTTAGTACCGCATCATTTGTGTGCAAGAGGTTAACAAATTCTTCTCTGCTTTTCTTGTATCCCTTAGATACCGCCTGATTGAAAAGGTCGTCTATTACTTGTTCGTTCATATTTTATAGATCTGAATAATTTACTGGACCGCCCTGAACAGGTGCGGCTTGTTGTTGATTACCTTGAACTCTAGTTTGATTAATCAAATCAATTAATAACATCTGATCTCCATCGTCATCAAAATTAACTGTTCCTACCTTAACTCCATTCTTGAATAGATCTACTCGATCTTGAGTTGATAAGAATCCTGAAGGAGATGGTTTAACTGATAGTGTTGGATCTATAGACATCAAAGCTCTGTTTACATCATTTACATTATCTTCATCTGGAGATATGTTCATAATTATATCAGAAGCAGTAGCTGGAGCACCTTCATACATAATCATTGTTTCTGCTAGAGGTAATACCTGCGGTGCTGGTGCATATCCAATAGCTGTTGTAGCCATCTGAAGACCTGGTGTAATTCCTCCAGATCGTATAACTCTGTCTACGTTAGATATTGATTTTGGCATCAAGAAGCCAACCAAACCTCTTGCAACAAGTTCGGCATTCATCCCTTGCTGATTTTGATCAAAAGATTGAGAAGGACTTCCGTCATTAAAGTTAATAGTTATTACACCATTAGCTCTGTCAATTGATCTAATGTTAGGATTTTGACTTGCAAAGAATTGAGCTGAAATTTTGGATCTTGTAGGGTCTCCAGATATTAAATCTCTAAGATTACTTCCAAGTTGAGCTTCTGTAGGGGCTCCAGATCCGCCTCCACCACCACCAGTAGAAATAGGCATAGCTGTCGCTTTCTTGGATACTCTAGCATCAAACATTGAGGTAAGTTTGTCTTTAACTTCTTTTACCTGCTCGTCTGTTGGAATAAAGTTTCCGTTAACGTCTCTATATATGTTCTTACCTCCAGCCTTTGACTGATCGTCTACAGCATTGTATCCTCCAAGATAGTCACCCATGATAGAGATTACATTTTTTGGATTGGTAATCATGGAGTCTATATAAAGATCTCTGGTCTTTTTGTATTCTGGGTTGTTCATTGCAGAATCAGTAGCCAAAACTCCATTTTTTCTAAGTATTTCAACCACTGAACCTATTGACTCAACTCCTTTGTCTAGCTGTCCGTTAACATCGTACTTAACCATCTCCTGTCCTAATCCCTGAGCTAGAACACCAGTGTTCATCATCTTTCTTGGATCAGCAACAGGGTTTCCGTTCTCATCAATACTTGTAATATACATAGACCCATCAGGAGCTACATACAAAGTCTTGTCCTTAAGGTTTCCGTACTTAAAAAGTTCTTCCTTTTGCTGCTGCTCTTCCCAAGGCATCTCTCCTTTAGCCAATCTTTCCATTGACTTTTTGTAAGAAGCATCAAACTCTTTTGCGGCCTTGTCTAAGTTAGTAACGCCAGCACTCATGTTCTCCATAGCCATTCTATACTGAGCTGGTGTAATTACACCTCTCTTTAATAGATTGTTGTTTGTAAGAGCTAGGTTTTTCATCTCGTTAGTTCCATTCAAAACTAAGTTTCTAACGTACTCCTGCTCTGGAGAAGTAACCTCTGATGCTGATCTAATTAGATCAGTGTTTAGTTTATCGAGTTCAGTTCTCTTGGCTTCTCTGTCTTGAGATATTCTAGTGATCTCGTCAGATAATCCTTTTCCTATCTTCTCCCAGTCTACCTGAGACTCGGTTCCTCTCCTTACGTAATTATAGTATGTTGACATTATCTTCCAATGATTTTAGGGAATGGAACTGTAGGAAGTGCTGGAGTTTTCTTTGGTGCTGGTACTCCATAAGTACGAGCTGGTCCTATATTTATATTAGGAGCAACTCCAAAGTCAGCAGTAAGCTTAAATCCAGATGGAGCTTTTTTATAAAGATCTTTTAATAAATTTTGATCCATCCCTTGAAGTCTAGATCCTACTGCACTCATTTCAGCTGGAGTAAGATCTGCACCATATTTACCCAAAACTTTATCACTTAAACCTCCTTTATACAATTGAGATCCTTCATATAAAGATGTTGCCCCTGAAGCTAATGATCCTAAACCAGATTGAATACTTTGAGCTTTCATCATTTGAGCATCAGCAGCAGCTTGTTGTGCACCAGCAGCCTCACCTAGATCGATCTCTCCTTGAATATCTCTAAGTCTAGATTCCTCAGCTGCAATTGCTTTATCTCTTTCGTATAGGTCTTGCTGCATGTTCATTCTAAGTTGCTCTGCTCCAATTTGAGCTTGTTTCTGAAGACCAGCCACACCTCCAAGTATTGCTCTCTGACCAGACTCTCTCAAGGCTTCTATATTTTGAGCTACTGCCTCTCTGTTTAAATCAGAAGCCATTTCATACCCTTCTAGTGGCACCTGAAGTTGTTCAGCAAAGTTTACGCTAAACTTTTTTCTAGCGTCATCCATGTACTTTGCTGCTGATTCCTCAGCCTCTCTCATTTGTCTTTGTTGCTTTGCTGCCTGAGCAAATGAAGCACCTGCCGATATTACACTTGTTGCTCCTAAAGCTATTGCTGTTGCTGCTGCCATATTACTTTTATCATTTCTTGTGAGTTACTTGTTCCCTTTACAAATCCACACTCTAAATAAGAGTTTATTAGCGGTTCATTTTTAAGGGTTGAGTAAATATATTTCTTACCATTTATTTTAGCTAACTCCTCTAGAGTTAGTATTAGCAATCCTATAGCTTTCTTTCTATTCTCCTTGTGCTTATAATCCATGTTAGACACAATGAACTCTAGCCAAGCTACACTAGAGTTAGTAACGTATAGAAACCCAGCCACAACTGGATAGTCCTCGTCACACACCATAAACCCTCCCTCTCCATTCTCTGGTAGAAAATCTGCTGGAGGAGGTGTCCATCTCCAGTCTTTCCACCACTTAACTAAGTTCTCTTCGTAATCCTGACTATTCAATTTTCTGACGTGCAGCATAATGCAAATTTACGGAAAGGATTTGAATACATCAGACCTAATTGCAAATAATTCAACAGCAAATGTGTCATCATTTGTTACGGTATAATCTAGATAGTCACCCCTTAATCCGTGTGATTCAGCAATTTGATTTTTAACGTATATTAAATATCTGCCTGAAGTTGGTATTGTTTTACCTGATCCAGAGCAATTTATTGTTATCGTATTGTTTGTTCTTGATATCACTGGTCCACAAAAAACAAGTTGATTTAGCGAACTATTAAATTCATAAACTAAATCGTCAATACTAATCATTGAGTCTATTACAAAAGAAAAGCTAACCACAGTAGCCGATGGAGTTGACGAATTAACTGATGTAGAAGACCCAATACCTTGAGTCGATCTTAGGCTTAAGTTTGGATTAGCACCAACAACACCTCTAATAAAAGAGAAGAAGGTAGCCTCTTTATTTTCGAAGTAAGACTTTTCAATAAATCCAGACTCTAGGTCAGTAAATAGTGTCGCAGCCCAAGCAGCATTAGATTCAAGAGCTATTGTTTTAAACACCTTCTTTTCTATAGGGGATTGATTTATAATGCCTCTAACCATTGATGGTGTAAATGTGCCATAGAAAGTGTTTCTACTCTCGTTCACATTATGACGATAAAGATTACCTCCCTTAAATGTATATAGGAACTGATTCATTCCTATCATGAATTCTGGATAGTATGAATAGAATGAAGGCCATCCTTCTACTCCTGGGCTATATGTTAGTGTGTAATTTGCCATAGTTTAACAAGGTCCTCCCCATACTGATGTGTCTCCTGATGTGCCTACTTGAAAAGACTCTCCACTTGCAGGCGAAGACAAGGTTTTATACCATGTATTATTGCCATTCAGTAGGGTTGTTCTTCCTACATTTATGTAAAGAGACTTACCTTCTGTTACAACTGCATCGTACAATGATGCTGCTGTTCCAGTAATGTAAACTGTAAGTGGTGTTCCAGTTCCAGCGCAAGCTAAAGACTCAGAAGACCAACCATAAGTGTTAGGTGTGGTAGATGAATCAAAATAAATTGTAAACTGATCCTCATCAGATGGGCACATTGACTTGTCAATAACCTCGCCAGATGAATCTACTTCTATGTAATTTCCAGAAACAACTTTATAGAATCCAGCAGCTAAAGGAGTGGTTCCCTCACTATCACTAAATACTAAATCTCCAATCTCTGGCTCTGTCTCTCCAACACCACCATCAACATTTTGAAAGTAATATGTTTCCGTTATATTTGATGCGCAAGCAGTTGCTTCAGATCCAGCAGATAAACTTCCATCAAATGGGTAGAAACATTCTGGGCAATTAGCAACAGGCAAGAGTTCCCCTCCAGACATCTGTCTGTAGACACCATCTTTTTGATAAAACCCATTAGGTGCCTTAACTGTTAAGTTAGCGTTAGTCCATATACTAGTCGCTGTTGCAAAGTTATTTGTATCTGTATAGTACGTTGCCATATTTTATGAAGGTTCTTCTTCGCATTCACAGCAAGCTTCTTCTGCTGACACACTGCTGTAACACAAATCAGTACTGTAAATATTTCTGTAATCGTGTATAATGTAAAGGTAATCTGATCCGCTGCTATAAGTAAAGCTTGCTGTATAAACACCAGTTGAAGGGTTTAGTACTGGAGTAGCCACCGTTGAAGCGTTCAGTAAAGATAACACGTTTGTATTTGTGTACAAGGTGTTTGAGATTAAATACCTTAACTTATGGGTTGCTGGATTAAACTGCATTGTTCCAGAGGTTCCTTTTACAGATCTAATTATAACAGTATCTCCACCTTCAGGTATTGCTCCAAATCCCTCTGGACCAGTTACGCTAGAGTAGTTAGAAACTATTGGTGTAGTTGTACCTCCTAGCATACTAACAATCTTTCCAGATGTTGATGTTCCTACAGAGTATTCATCTGTTATAACCTTGCCTTCAAAAGATTTATCATTTACCGTAACGCTGATTACTGTAATCTCGGTTACTCCAGGGCATCCAACAATTATTCTGTATGATGCAACTCCACCAGATTGAGACACGCTAAGTACTCCACTATCTTTGCTACCCTTATTAAATGAAAACGTGTCTGAAGTGCTAGTATTACCAGTACTATATGTTACACCATCATATACAAATGATACATTAATTGTTTGTCCAGTAGTTATTTGGTCAACAACTAATGTCACAGTAGATTCTCCTGTATATTCTCCAAGATCAATAGTTGTGTTTGATAAACCATCTTCACCAGAGTTGATTTGTATTTCTGTTCCACAACCTAACTCAGGCTGATCTTGAATAACATCAACGCTATTTGAGCTAAGAACGTATTCACCCATGTACGGATCAAATCCACCCAATTTCTGAGTATTTCCATCATTGATGAATAGATCTCTAAACCAAGACCTCATTCCTTCATTAGAAATAACAGATAGGTCTTCACTTGTTCCTGCTCCAGCCAAATGTATTACAGCTCCTCTCTTTTGATCTGTAAAGTACTTATCAAATCCCCACTCTACATAGCTCTCTGGGTTTAGACTGATTCCATACTCCTCAATTCTAGCAATCTGATTGCCTAGAACTTCTGGTATAGCAGCAATAGCTCCAGTTCCTGCGGCAGCGTCTGATAGTACGTTCTTACCTGCAAGCACATAAGAGATCTTGTCTTCTTGTAAGACAAGAATATCTGTCTGTCTTCCAGACATCTTCTGGATAGAACCAAATCTTCTCTCAAGATCCTTGAAATTTGCTAGACCAAGGTTGAATTCGTTCAGCTTGTTTACGTTATTTTCTGGGTTAAATACACCACTATATGTAATAGATGAAAATCTATTTGCAAGCTGGAAATCTTGACCAGCAACAGATGAAACTCTTTCTCCAAGTCTAAAATATGGAGCCGCTAAAGAGTCTTCAATCTTGTAACTCTCTACTCCATTTGCGAATGTAAAGCAATCAGAGAAGTTTAGAATTATGCTTGTCTGATCATGCTCTCCATTAACAATATCAAATGTCTCATTACCTTCATAATAAATTGCAGGAGCTGGTTCAGTTGGTTCTGTTTCGAATACTATGTATGCATTCTGACTTACCACTCTTACAGTACCAGTTATTGTAGACTTTGATTTGAAAAACAAGTTCCCCTGAGATGGAGTGCCAGATCTTATAGAGAATTGCAAGTTAGATCCAGTTTCTCCAGATTCAAGAGGCTTTTCAAAAAACTGATATTTATTTATACCGCCAGTTGCAGATGGATAAGTTGTTCCTAAAGCTGAAATAAAAACATTCTCATTAGGCAACTCATCTCCAGTTTCAAAGCTTTCACCAGTGTCAAATTTTATGTCTTGACCTATAACAAATTCATATACACTGTTGTAGCTTGAAGTAGCAAAAAATTTCTTTTTAAATGTATATTTTCTTTGACCAGTGTCATTATTACCATCAGGTCTATTTAATACAAAATCAAATTCAACTATACTGCCTTCAGTAACTTTAAACGGAACCCATTCATTTGTAGCTGTCTTATAACAAACAGGTATAGATAAGAATGGATATACTGGATCATCTGAAGGAAGAATATTACTAGAAAACGTTCTACCTCCCCAAACACTTGGTTCAACTGTTTCTATAGAAAATCCTACTGGATTAACTTTCATGTAAAGACCAGCTGGTTCTTCTTGGCCTCCCTCTATAAAGTTAAGAGGTTGAGCAACAATATCTAAAACGTCACACTTAATTAAATCAAGTACTGGACCCTCGCTATCTCTTTTAACAATTAATTTATCGCCTATCTTAGCTTTATTTTGATTGTTTCCCTCTAGATTAAGGTATATAGCTCCATCATCAGTATTTAAAAAGTACAAAGTACTATAAATAGTTTCATAATCTAATCCAGATGGAAGTAATGCAAACTTGTATTTCTTAGCCCAAAAAGGAGGATTTGATAATATGTCAACCTTTATAGAATTTTTTGTTATAGAATTTTTTGCTGGGACGTGAATTGAGTTATTCTCTGAAGTTAACACAGTTGTTGATCTATTGAACTCATCCATGTAAATTATACCTAGAGAGAAATCTCTGTTGCTGTGTAGACTGCTTGAATCAGATTGACTGATAAATTCAGCAGATGCAAAAGTTATTGCAAAATGTTCGTAATTAAATACTGTTGGGTTAGAATTATTTTGATAAACCATTACAATCATCTGCAAAGAGAATGATGAAGATCCTGGTGTTGCAGTAATTTTAATTCCTTCTCCCAAAGCATTTATACCATATCCATAGCTACTAAATCCAGATGGAGGAGTCGCTTGACATGATATCTTATCAGTTAAAGATGTTCCTTCATCTTCAGTAGCACAGTCATCAACGGTGGCATGAAATGTTTCTGAACCAATTGCTTTTTTAAATTCTTCACTTGTAACTAACTCATATACAGATGAATAATCTTTTTGCAACTGAATATAAAATGACTGTATAATATTTGAATTTAAACTTCCATTTAAACTCAAGTCTATCTGTAAAGCTGAGTTTTCTTTTAAGTTTAATCCACTTAAATTTACAGTAACTAAGGTGTCATTGTATGTTTGAGGAGGGCTAGGAACAATATTGTATTGTGATGAACCTGTTGTAGTTGTAAGTTCTTCATATCCTAATTCTTCAGTAACTAATGATGCGACAAAGTTTACATCAATTTGCTTTCCATCAGAATCTATTATATCGTATCCATCATTATAATTTCCGTAAAACAATCTATTAGACATGATTGTCTGGGACTTAGCAATTAAAGGAACATTATCAAATAGTCTTACTAACTCAGATTCTGGAAGAGTAGTTAGTATTTTTTTAGAACTAAACTGTATGGTGTGATTTGAATCATTTGGGAGTTCAAGAAGTCTTTTATCATACTTCTCTATAACATTTATTACGTTAGATACAGAGTTTTTAAATAAAAGATCAATTCCAACTACAGAATCATCTCCTGTATTAAATGTAACATTAACAGCGTTAAATGAATTTTTCATTCCGCTATTTTGAAACGTACTAAAGTCAAAATTGAAAAAACCTGGCTCAAAAGCTATCTCACTAAATTGAGATATTGCACTATACTCTCCGTCAAGGTACTTGTATCTGTAAGCAAAAGACAAGAACTTATCTTCAATATAATTTGCGTCATCTTTAGCAATATTAATAAGCTCTATTGATGGAGCTTCATGAGGTGGAGCTACAATTACAGATATGTCTGATTCTTTTAGATCAGGCTCAGTAGGGTATGATCTCTTTACGTTTATCTTTCGTGGAGGATTATATCCATCAGTAAAGAAGAGTAAATCCTCTACCTTATTTACACCATTGATTAGATGCTGTCTGCTAAAATTTAAAATAGACGTGCTAACCACATGGTATACAGTAAATCCACTCTCAACATTCATTGACACGATCATGTCAACACCATCTGCTGGAGAGTGTATAAACCAATAAATAGTGTCGTTTACACCGTCTTGAAATGCGCCAATACAAGTTGCACTAGCATCTAATGGTTCATCGTTGTAAAGTATGTTAGAAATCTTTACATTACCCTTTGTATTTTCTAAAGAACCAACATCAGTCAATTCAGTAGAGCCAACACGAACATTCATGGCGTCAATATATTCGCCATCAGGTATAAGCCTCTCATCAAGGCTTTTATTCATCCTGCCCTTTACGAAGGTTTTTACTAAATCCATGCTTACTTAATCATCTTGTTTTGACCTCTCATATTCATGAGTAGTCTTCCTGGGTGAATATTGCTAATTCTGATTCTCGCATTTCTCAATAAAGCCGTCATCTCTTTTTTAGCTCTAGCAACGATGTACTCTTGAACATTAAGCTTGTTGCTAAGTATTGAATACTTTATGAATGAGTATATGTAGTTTTCAAACATCTTGTTAACGCTAATTGCAGAGTCATTTCTAGATGCAACTGGAGTCCCAGGCAAGTTAGCAACAGATGTGTACTCCATACCGTCTGAAATGTACTCAAGTATGCATGACTCGTTAGCCATATCATTACTAAAGTTAATAACTCCAGACTTCTTGTCAATCTTAAATGTAGGGTTTTGGTTAGCAGTCTCAGTATTTAAACCATATCTGCTGCCAACAGCGTAATCAAAGTACCAGTTTCCTCCGTACTCCCAACCCCACATATTGTGGTAAGGGCTAGAAGGGTTTAGGTAAATACTTTTTTGAATGTTGTTCAATCTATCAAAGTCCAAATCAGATGTTTGAGCGTCAATAACTACTCCATTCTCATCTACCACAACCTTAAAGTTGTTGTCTTGAACGTACTCTCTAGCAAAGTTTACTTGAATATTTTCAGTTAATGGCAATATTAGACCATCTTTGTATAAAGATATTCTAACCCAGTTAACATAGTCAGAAGGTAAAATAAACTTCAAGTTAGGACCAACCTTCTGCTGAAGGACTTTAATCTCCTTCATGGCATCGTAGTTCAACTCCTGAATACCTCTCTTCGCATAGAACAACACCTTGTATCTATTCAAGTTATTCATCAACTCGTGGTCTCCCTGATACATCAACATAAAGTTGTTGACAATATCTTCTAGAGATATGTACTGATAAGATCCCCAGTTAGCATCCTCTGGAATGTTTCCATTGTTGCTATAGTACTGAAGATCAGATAGATATTTATTATATAGTCCCATTATTTCTCAATAACAATTTCTGTTTGTTCTTGCTGGCTTGCAAAATTAAGAGCTTCAATTTCTCTGATAGACATTCCAGCAAATTGCAAAATCTTAGCTACCAGTGTAGGCTCATCAGTTAATGGTAACTCAAAGTCCTGATAATCATTAGCACTTTGATTAAACAAAGGTTCGCCTTGAAACATATTGTATGTCCACTTAGGATCTTCAGGATATCTAACGTAGTAACAGCTCACACCAGTTGAAATTGTATCTGGATAAATTGTAACCTTGTCCTCTGACTGGATATACGCAGGGAATAAATCAATAGGTTGTGTAAGGTTTGACATTAAAAGCTGTTGAGCTCTTGCCAATGGAACCTTCTCTGCCTCAACCATCTTTCCAGCACCGTTAGTGTATATTATCCTAACAATAGTATAGTAGTCAGCTGGAAGATCGAAAACCCCTGCTGTCTTAGTAAGTGAAACTATTTTTGAGAATGAGTCAATAACTTCCTCGTATTGCTTCTTAATGTCAGCATACCCAATTCCAGACTCTCTTGCGTTCTCTTTCAAGATCTGATAATTGTATCTGTAAAAGTAATTTTCAAATATGTCTAGCTGTGCTTGCTTGGCAAATAGGTTGAAATCATTAGGGCTAATGTACCCATAATTATTCTTGTTCAAAACAGACAGTACCGTATTTCTTACTGAATTTATCATCCCATTCTTTTTGTACAAAGATAGTAAAAAAAAAGAGAGGTATTACCCTCTCTTAATTTAGACTATTCAACATTTCTTTCGAGTAACTTCAGGGTTTCAATACCGTCATCTGTTTGAAGATATTTTGATACCGTTGAGATTCTATGCTCTCCGAATGGGATAGTCATAAACTTGCTCTTGTTATCTGAAAGATTGAAATAAATGTCTCTTCCTTTGTTTCTCATCTTAAGGATTTGCTGCTCAAATGCTCTAGCAACGATGTCCTGAACTCTTAGCATTGGATCATTCAAGATCTCCATAAATCTAATTGGATACTGCTTAGCAAAAACAATAACGTCTCTCTTTAGCTCTGAAGAAGTTTTCTTGTCTGCCTGAATACCAAGGCCAATTCTAGCAACTGTTTCCATCATTGAAAGCTCCATTGACTTAGCTGCAATAAGTGCATTCACCTCAATATCTAGATCGATAAGATCATTCTGAGCGTCTTTCTCTGGATCTAGTTCTTCAAAAATTTTACCATTTCCTGGGTGGTAATAAAGAAACTGCTGTAGTACTGGGTTGCTTTCTGGTACGTGTAACATTCCATCCTCAAATACAATTGGCTCAAGGACTACGTTACCGTCCTGTTCGTCCATGAATGGGCTTGGTTGATTCGCTGAATATCTCAGCTGTCTGTTTGCTTTACCATCAAAGTAAAGTAGCGGTCTTCTAGCTGTTCCCTTGGACGGGATCATCAAGCTAAGTGGTGCGTCTGATCTTAGGAGAACATAAGTTCTCGATTTTAATTGTTCCATTTGATTTTAAATTTAATTGAAAATAGAGGGAGTCACAGCGACCCCCTCATTGATTTACTTTTTAATAACAAGACTTGCCAGTTCTTTTAGATCTAGCCTTTTTTTGTCGTGTACTGATAAACGGCTTATTACCTCCACTAGAAGTTACCGCATCTTTTACATTTCTAATAGCCTTTCCTACAGCACTAGGCCCCTTCTTCTTTGCAGGAGCAGCAGCTGCTTTACCTCCAGGGGTAACTGGCTTTGGGCCAATTATACCTTGTTTAACAGTAAAACTAGCAGAAGCAGGTCCTTCACCCATTGTATACTTCTTGGTTGGTTCCTTCATGTCTTTCTGATTCCTAATTAGACCCATTTTGTAACCAGGAGCAGCAATTGTCTGTCCAGATTTAGGATCTATTCCAACCTTAGAAGTAGGCATTGTATTCTTATTTTTTTTCTTAGGCCCTGGGGCTTTTCCTAAAATAGCCATTTTTTGTTTGTTTAACGCTTTTTTCTCATTCCGAGAATGTTGGTATTTTTTGCTGCACCAGCTCCAGATCTTTTCAAGGCTGCTTTATTAACTCTTGAAACTTTTCTAGTCCAATCTTTTGCTTTTGCAGGTTTTTGAGGTTTATCAACAATTCTAGTAGCTGTTTTTGTGAACTCAGGAAGTGTGTATCCTTCTTTAACTGAACCACCTCCACCACCATTTTGAGATTGTTTTTTACCTGGGTCTGCTTGTTTTCTAATTGCCATTGTCTTGTTTGTTTATTTTTTACGAATTCTTTGAATCTTACGCTGAGCAGAAGCTTTCATGGTCCCATTCTTTTTCTTACCAGTCATAAGTAAAGCGTTGATCTGCTTTTCTTTGTCTGTATAAGTTCTAGAAGGAGTTACATTGATTGCCTTTGGAGCAGCCTTAGCAAGTCCAGCTACACCCATTCCACTGACACTAGGCTTAGTAGCCTTAGCTTGAATAGGAGCATTTGCAGCTGCAAAGGAAGCTCTTCTCTGAGCAATTGAAGGAGATTTTGGAGTAGAAGATTTCTTAGAGGCTGATGTTTTAAAAGACTCACTTCTAACAGTCTTCATATAGTCAGAATAACCATCAGGCTTAGAAACTGATGCAGTCCTTGTTGTAGATGGAGAATAAGAAGTAGGTATAGAAACAGGACTTTTACTTCCTGATTTAGCATCATATGCAGCTTGCATTTCAGCATTTTTTTTATAGAGATTTTCTCTATAAGATACTTTTTTTGCATCTGAAGCAGCCTGAATATCTGCTCTTCTTTTTCTTTGAGCCGCAAGGGCTTTTTGTACATTATCCATGTCTCTGTATTTTATAAGTAAAGGAAGGGCCAATCGGCCCTCCCTAATTTACTATTACTTCTCGAACAAAAAGAAGTTGTTAGCACCCATGGTGCACAACGCTCTTTCAGACAAGAAGTGAACCTCCATTGCATCCAAGCTTGAAGTCTGAGCTCCACCTGCGGAACCAGTTACCCAAGTCTTGTACTTACGATCTTCAGTCTCAGAAGCTCTGTAACGAACGTGCAAGAATGGACGCTTAGCGTTCTTACCAAGTACGTTATCGTAAACGGTAGTAGTTCCAGCTGGAACAAGAACACCACTGATAGCACCACCTACTAGACCACCACGCATGGTTGGATCGTTCAAGTACTTCCAGTCAGACTTGTAGAAGTCATAACCTCTACGGAAGCCAGTGAAACCAAGAGTAAGAGCCATCTTCTCATCGTTGTCGAATAGACCGTAAGAAGTACCTCCAGCTCCGTAGCTGTTCTGAGCTGCCAACATATCATCAATGTCGAAACCAAACTGACGATCCAAGAAGATTACGTTCTCTTCGATAGATCCTTGCTTGTCAAGACGAGATACGATGCTGTCGAAATCATCCAAAGTAGATGGGTTACCACCTGCCCATACGTTACCTCTCTTACCGATTGCGTCAAATAGACCTTCAGATCCTTTGAATCCCAATACCTTAGCAGATCCAGCAGCAGAACCTGCGGCAGGGATAGCTTCGATCATTGCAGTCTCAAGATAATCTTCGAAACGAAGACGGGTCTCGTGCTGAGACTTTAGGTACCACAAGAAACCTGGGCCATTGTCACCTTCAACCTCTACCCATCCGATCTGAGCCATGTCAGAACCAGATACTGCGTAGTGATCTTTGATGATGATTGGAGAGTTCTCAAAGATCTCACCATCAGACTCAAGAGACTCAACCATTCCAAGAGTTCCTTTCTTAAACTCAGAGCCGTAAACAAACACAGAAACAGTCTTAGTTGCTGCGAAAGTTTGTCCAGCTGCTTCGTAGTAAGCTACGTCAAAAGTTCTTGCTGCATAGTCAACAGCGGTAACAATACCTTTGTTTAGACCTTGAGCACCAGCTCCTTCTTCAGAGATAAGGACAGTTTGTCCAACACGGATAGCGATGCTACCGTTAACAAATCCTTTGCCAGTCAATTGAGCAAGTGGAACTGTGAAAGTTGCATTAGAGTCACCAGCGGCTCCATCTTGAGTTACGTTTACATACTTAGTATGAAGACGTCCTTGCTCAGTCCACTTGATCAAGTCAGAAGTAGAAGGCAATTCTGCGCTCACCAATCTCAAGAAAGATGCTACGCTTCGGTTACCGTAACGCTCAAATTCTTTCTCATAAGTATCAGGTAGATACTGGTTCAAGAAGTTGAAGTCGGTGATGTAGTTAGTTGCGAGGGCTACTCGCTCTGCACTTGGCTGTAATTGAAAGCCAGGTACAGTTTGTACTGATCCTGCCATTGTTTTGTTTTTTTATTTTTTAAACCTAATTCGAAGACCTCGACCATCGGTGTCTCCTACGCTAGTAACCTTAAAGCTTCCCTTGTTCATCACTTCAGGGGATCTTCTAACTTCGAAGTTTATGTTCTTGCTTGATTTAGCTTCCTTTTCGACAGCGTCAGCAATCCCCTGCTCATAGAAAAACTTAGCAAATTTTTCTGGGTTCATAGCAACAGCTAATGACTTGTGGTAACCTTTCGCATCTTCGATCAATCCATCATTATTTACGAATTTCGCAATGAAGTTATTGATGTTGGATTGAACCTTCTTCAGTTCATTATGGTCTCCTGGTGAAAACTTCAGTTCTTTGTCTCCAATCTTGAAATCAAAACCTTTGAAATCGTTGTTGAAAACTTCATCTGTCTTCTTAAGAAACCACTCTGCCTGACGTTGTTCTAGCTCCTGGCCACTACTAGCTTTCGCTGAGTATTCCTTGTAAGCTTTAAGTGCCTCTTGATCCTCGGCAGAAAGGCCACCATAGCTTGACTCAAGCGGTGCCTTGTACTTCTGCTTTTGTTCCTCAAGGAACTTCTTAGCTTTCGCAAGTTCTTTTTTCTTTTCAATCTGTTTTTTCTTGATATCCTTCTCGTCATCTAAGTCCTCGTCATAGCTAAACTTGTCAGCTATCAAGTACTCGATTTCTTCAAGGTCAAGATCACTCTCCTTCTGAGAGTAATATTCTTTAAGTAGCTGATCTGGGTTCATTGAATCCAAGTCAGTGTTGATCTTAATAAAGTCGTTAAGCCCTCTTCCTGTTTCCTTCTTGAAGTTCAAGAATGCAGAAACATCTTCTGGTAGCTCTTCTTTCTGTGGTGCGAACAGATCCTCTACACTTGAGAGTTTCTTTCCGTACTTCTTGTCAATAAAGTCGAGGACTTTATCCTCACTTAAATCTTCTTGAGTTACAACTACAGTTTCAGTAGCAGCAACCTGCTCTTCATGCTTTTTAAGCAACTCTTCTTCAACTTGCTGAGCAGATTTCTGTTCAACATCGTCTAACGCTCTTACTTTTAATTCCATTAGATTACAAATTTAGTTATTATTTAATTTATTTTGGTTCGAATGAAGCTAGATCAAATCCGTCCATGCTGTCCTCGTTTGATTCAAACTTCATTGGAGGTAAGTTATTTTTTCTCTGAGTAATTAACTTTGACTGCTGAGTGTTCTGCTTGCTGATTCTCTCGTCCTTTCTGTCCTCTTTCATCTCCTCTCTATTCTTTAGCAACTGAGTCTGCATACCGTTGATCTGCATGTTGTACTGGAACTCTCGCTCCATCAACTGTAGCTTCAACATAGCCTCACCTTTAAGCTTCTCTAGATCCATTGCGGCCTCAGCCTGCTTAAGCTGGATCTTGCTTTCTGTCTCAAGTTGAATCTTCTGAACTGCAAGTTGAGCAGCGGCTTCTTGAGACTGCATGTTGATCTGAGCCTGCATCTGCTGCTTCATCATCTCATTCTTCTGATCTAGCTCCATCTTCTTAGTTCTCTTAACCTTAAGAAGCTGGTTAGCCATCTTAATGTTCTTGATCTCTCTGATGTCGATAGCGTCCTCAAGGTTGATATCGTTTCTGGATAGCGCAATCTGAATGTTCTGCTCAAGTCTCTCCTTCTGCTCCTCGTCTGGAGAAAGCTCAATAAAGATTCCAAAGTCATGCAAGTACAAGTCTTTAATATCTCTTAGGATACCAACATTGTACTTACCAATCTGCATCGCAAACTCTTCTGCAAAGTCAGCGTACTCCAAGATGTCAGAAACCCTAACACTAAGTGCCTCAGCAAATGTCTTGGTCATAAACAAACTTGCGTCAAGAATATGTCTTGTAGCAGTGTTTGAATTAAGTGCTGCAAGCTTCTGTACACCAACTAAAGCACGTGGATCTGGATCGCTTCCGTCACGAGCCTCATTTAGCCCCGTCACGCCACGCAACATCTCTAGGTAGTGATTATAGTTGTTGATCAGTGCAGCCATCTTAGACTGTCCCGTAGTGCCTGTGAGAGGCTGTACAGGAACCCTTGCGTTATTAAAGTCACCGTCTCCAGTGTAGCTACGTCCAACAACACTACCAGTCTGGAAGTATAGTCTTAGAGCGTCCTCTGGATTGTATGCGTTACCGTTGCCAAGGTCAACCTCGTTTAGACCATCAGCGTCAATAAATACACCATCTGGCACCATTCTGGAAATAACCTGCTGCAACTTAAGGTGAGTGATCTGGATAAGATCTGCAAAAGGGATCATGCGTCTAGTCAAAGACTCGATCGTTCCCTTGTACATTCTTGGAGCAACAGCAACGTAGTTTGGCATAGCCATCTGAGATGCAGACTTTGGTCTTACCATGTTTTCCATCAACTGCCACTTAAGAACAATCTGAGTACCAGCAACCATTACACCTTCGTACCACACGTCAATAGTCTTCTCAATTCTTTCGAATCTACCTTCCTCCATCATTTCTACTGGAGGGTTAAATGTATCGTCCTTCTCAATTACTCTAGAAGCATTACCCTCTAGAATTTTCTTCTTATAAACGTAAGTCTTTGTGGTCTTGTAGTTGAAATACAATAGAGTGCATGTATCTCTTGAAAATACATTGTCAGAATAAAACCTTGACACAGAGTAGTACTCACCCCAAGATTGATTAGTCTTTGAAATCTCTTCTAGCTCCTCTTTAGTAAGTCTAGGATTAATCTTAATAAGTTCAGTAATTGGAACTGTCTTTACCTCTCCCCAGTAGAAGCAATCTCTAAAGTATGGATCTTCTGTGTAGCTGTAGATCACGTTAGCTGGATCTACGTAGTTAATCTTTACTCCCTCTCCAGCAAGGAACTCGTGCTTACCAACAGCGATACCAATTGTTGTTAGGTCGTAATCAAAACGTCTCTTAGTATCATCGTAGTGATTCTCTAATAGAATCGTGTTGATAGCCTCCTCTTCCGCAATCTCTACTGCTGGCTTATAGTTAAGCTGCATAAATAGAGCCAGCTCCTCATCATCGTTTGGCAAGTCTTCTGGACTCACCATGAATGGATCTACGCCAAACTTATCTTGAACTTGTAGGAGAACTTCTTTAGCAGCCATCTCTCCTTCAATCATGTCCTGATACTGATTTCTTTTATCAGCTGAAAGAGCGTCCTGAGCGTAGGCTTTAATAGTGAATAGTCTGTCAGACATACCGTTAACAACGATGTCTACAAACTTAGGGATAATAGGAACTGGAGTCCAGTCAATGTTTAAATAAGAAAGATCCCCGTCAATAGCTAGTTCATTCTTATACTTCTGAATAGGCTGCTCTCCACGAGCGTACAACCTAAGACGGTTAAAGTCTTTCCATTGGTTATAATACCTTGCAGACCCACTGTCTCTGCGAAACCATTCGTACTGTATGGCTTGTCCAACTCTCAATCCAAACTCCTCGCTCGCCTTCTCCGCATCTGTTGCAAGTTGGCTTGGAAATTGAATTGGAGATATGTCTATATTTGACTCTTTACGCATTAGCTAATTATTTGACTGGTTGTCCCATTGTTCTTGTATCTTGCAAATTTAATGCTTATTTTTGACTCTTTTCTTTCAGGCTGATACATGTGCTTTTGATTAGCCATAATGGCTAAACCAGAGCTAATAGATGCATCGTACTTTGTTCTATTACTAATATCAAACTTAGCCCAATCATTTAAAGTTCTGTTAAAGTACATCGAACCCATCTCTGACGAATCTCTGTACGTAGCCTCCATGTCAAGGCCAACATTTTTCTCTATATAAGTCTCAATAGCAGATGCGTGAGCCTGTCTTACGTCCTCGCTTGAGTTAGGTATACCACCAAGTTCTCTCTCTGTCGTTGATAACTTAAACAAAGGCTTGTCTGGTCTATTCAAACAGAAGTGTCTATACCCTCTGTTCTTGAAGTGATACAGCAATCTTGGCTTGTTGTTTTCTGCTAAAACTGGCATACCATAAAAGAAGCAGGCCATCAACACCTCCTCAAAAAATATCTCTGCCGTTTGAGGTCTTGCAACGTACTCTAGGAAGAACTCATTACTTGGAGCATCCTCCATGTTGAACTTAGTCAAACCATGTAGGGCTCCGTTAGATCCAAAACCATCTACAGTTCCAGAAATATCGTAGGAGTCACAACCGAATGCACCTATGTGCTCGTTCATTGGATAGAACAAGTCTCCCTTCCTATCAACCCTGTTCTGTAGACCACGTGGAGGCACCCAGGATATATTGAACCTTCCCCTTGGATCTGGAGTCCAAACAACCTCACCGTCCTTCTTACCATCTCTCCAACTAAAAAATCCTCTAGTTGTAAAACTGCCAGCTATAAGACTGTCATTAAAGTCAATCTGAGTATAGATCTTGGTAAGATTAAATATCGACTGCTTACTCTCATCTCTGAATGCGTGGGACTCCGTTCTAGGGTACTGACGATAGAACTCGTTAAGGGCATCAGGATCGCTTTTAAGAGACTTTACTTCATTCTCCCAATAGTCTATAGCTCCAAGATTTATAACCTCACCATCGACACCCATGATAGGTTTCTCAGGCTTTCTAAATACTGGCATGCCGTACTTATCTATGAATCCTTCCATGTTCCACTCCATTGGTATAAACAGAGCATACAGACCACTCTTAGTCTGATCGTTCTCAGATCTCTTGTTTGGCCTTGAGTCCTCGTATAGCTTCTTGAAGTTTTCACCACCCTTGTCAAGTGCGTTTGATGTAGATCCCATCATACACTTTCCAATGATCTTTCTACCTAGACGCAAACATGTTTTTGTTACACGCCAGTTATTCAGAATATTATTTGGTTGTGACCACTTACCGCTTTCGTCATGTACCAACAGCTGTAGTTTTTCACCATCGTAGCTGTTGTCTGCGGTGTTCTTCCAGTCAATTGTGGTGTTAAGACCCTCCTCTGGCTCCTCCTCATCGTGCATCGTCTTAAAGTTCTTTGCAGTGATCTTGGATGAAGGTATTCTAAATGCCAGCTCAGTTCTTGGATTATCCATACCATCCTGAATAGGCTTGAAAAAAAATGGGTAATTCCTAAACGTAGGTACAACCTTATCCGTAAACATCGTCTTCGCATCTGGACCAGTCTTTGATAATATCCCTATACGTCCGTTGTGGATGTTTGTTCCGATGTTAACAATCTCACCGTCTGCCATGTACGAGAAACCAGAACGTCTGATCTTTAAGTACACCATGCCAAACGATCTTGGGTCAGCCTTGCAAGCCTCCCAGTAAATGTAAAGTATTCTGTTTGCCTCTCTGAAGTCTGGGAAACCAACGTCAATGCTGGACCACTGCAAATACATATAATGACCACCAGTGATGTAGGTTGAGATCCCGTTGTTCTTAAACCAGAAACCATTATCTCTCCTGTCAAACTCAGCGTCAATGTAATCCACCCAGTTGCTTCTAAATTGAAGAGGCATCTTGTTCCACTGAAAGATTGACTTTATCTTTGATAGTGCTGATGGAAACTCAGCCCTTTCCCAGTGCTGCTCCTCTTTCTTTGCAGATCTATTGTAAACCTTCTTAGGCTCCTCTGGTAGTGCTACCTTTAAACCATTGATCTGATATATCTCACCAATGGTACCGTCCTTAGATATAACCACAAGGTCATACTCAGAATTATACCCATACTGGTATATCTTCTTGGTATTACCCTTGATCCTATCCTTTTCTGGGATAACATCAATAATAGTGTACAGGGACTTACCCGTGTCTTTTTGCTCTTCGTTCAGCAAACCCACCTTTTCCAGTTTCATCCTTGTCTGTTTTATTTAGCAGTTCTTCCTCCGCCTCAACTCGATCAAGTATCTCAAACGCATCAAATATAGCCAGCTTCTTAGTGGCAGCAGCGTTCTTAAGCTTGTCAGCAGAAAGGTCTTCCTCCCCTCCAGAGATAATTCTCTCCTCAGCAACCTCTATCAAGTGCATCACTGCCTTTCGGCCAGCACTGATAATCTTTCTCTTTGTTTCATTTAACTCCATTCAGTTCTATGCAAACATTTTTAGAATACATTCTGTAGAGGGTAACTCCATCTATCTCAAACTCATACTCACTCTCTGGAGTAAAAGCAACCTTGTCACCGCTCTTTAGTCCTTTGTCAATAAGATCTTGGTTAGGGTATATAAGAGTTCCTCTTAGATACTCCTCATTACCTATCTTTGAAAGAATGTAGTTGTCCATTCTTTTCTCTGGCTTAACAAAGCAATACCGTGAGTGAGCCTTCCATTCCTTGTCTCTCTTGTATAGGTAGAACTGATCATCGTCAATCAAGAAAATGTTTTCAAATAGATATGATCTACCACTACGTTCGTTACCATTGACATCGTTGTAATATTTAAACACGTTATGGTGAACGATCACAGTGTCTCCTGGCATAACATCTCCAGTATACCCGATTGGTGTAGCAAGAACCTTAGCGTGTCTATTAGATGCCTTATGATCTTCCTTAGAAGAGCTAGTTATAAAGTCTATACCTCCAATGCTCTTCACGTTATCATACCTAGAACCACCTAACGGCTCTACAATAAAGTGAAATGGTGACCTCATTCAAAGTCTAAGTTAAACTCTAAAGTTGCTGGCATGTTCTCGTTAAAGGTCTTCCATAAGTAAATCTCACCCTTACCTTCTTCACCGTGAATAACAAATATCTCAATGCGTCTGTTGACTTCTCTGATAAGATGTATTCTATAGGTGTCGTTAAATACAGGCTGACCTATAACGTAGTGCATAGAACTACCCTTGTAGTCTGCACCAATAGATACCTTACGAATTACCATTGGTCACCTCGCCTGTCTTAAGATCGATAACTGCATCATCTCCAAACTGAGCTTTGATAGCCTCCTCTTCTTCAGCAATCTTTTCAGATACCTTTGAAAGTTGAATAAAAAGTCCTTGCTTCTCAATCTCGATCTCAGCAATTCTTAGCTTAGCTGTTGCATAAGCTCTTCTCAGGTTGTGAATCTGTGTTAGTTGTGTTTGTTCGATTTGTGCCATTTGATTATAATTAAATACAAATATGAGTTTTTTTATCTAATATCGCAAATTAAAACAATTTTTTACTAATACCAATTTGATGCGTTTTGCTAAATGGTTGGTACTGGTAACTAAATAAATACTTGTTGTCCAAATAAGAAACTAATGCGCTTGGCTCAATCAATGAATTAACTGCGGCACCAACATAAATACCCTTTGGCTTTTTGACTATTGTCTCTGTTTTTGTTTCAGTTATGGTGTTGGTTACCACAGGTATTTTATAATCGTTCGTAGCGGTCATTTTAAGCACCTCTCCGAGGACTTCTCCGCTTACCTTAGTACTTCCATACTCAAATGGAAATGTAGTCTCAAAACTATTAATTTGAGGCTTATAATCAACCAATACTGTGTCCCTTAAAACTTGAGTTTTTATTTCTTTTTTAGTGACATTAATAGTATCAATTTGATGAATGAATACAGTGTCAGTCCTAACCTCAGTTACAACTTCAAAAGTACTTTCCTGTTCTTCGTGCGGATAAATTATAATAGTAACAATACATCCGAAAATAAACCAAGCTAATACTTCTAGAATATTCTTATTCATTTTAAGCTTGTTCTAGAAGTGAATAGTACAGTTTAAACTTTGCAATTCGATCTGCTAAACCATGTGTTCCACCGTTAACTCTTTTAGTAACCGCAGTTACGGTATCGTCACCAGATCCTTTAGAACAAATGTCCCAAAGTTTGTTTTTATCAAAGAACCAGATTGCTGAATCCATAGGGTACTTTGTTGCTACTAGATCTGGGTTTGCAACACAGTCTTCTTTAATGAAATCAGAAAAAGCCTTGTAGTTGCTCTTACCTGTCAATTGGATATATCCCCTACCTCTAAACTTAAATCCTTCCTTTGAAGCCTCGTCACCGTTGCCCATTCTATTGGCGTACACTCGTGAACCAATTGCCTCACTTTTCCTTGCGTACTTCATAGCTGTAATATTATCCGCAAAGTACTTAGGGAATACCTTTCTAAGACCTTCAGCAGAATAATTTAGATTCTCAGTAACAAACTGAAAGTTACCTGACTCATGTGCAATTTGTGCCAGAAAGTGAGCAAGGTGCAAAGGGTTTTTAATGTCGTACTTATCTACAACCTGAAGCATGTAAGATGCTGCCGCCTTTGGTAGTTTTGGTGCTAGATTTGCTGTGTTCATTTTTTTTCAGTTGCGTATTTAACTCCCATAATTGTTCCTACTATCGAAAAGGCATTTGTCAACAATATGCCAAACATGTTAGACCAGGTAGATCCAATAATTTGAGTGTCTTTGCTTGTGTATATCGCAACAGCGTATAAACCTGTTGTAATTACACCTACACCCATAATTACTACCAATGCCACTTTAACTACCGTACTAATCAACTCTGACTGGCTCCGTTTAATCAAAACATCCAAGTCGTTTAATGCAGCATTTTTTTCTATCTCAATAGAGTTTTTTAATTTTTCAGATTTCTCTAACTCTTGTTCAAGATTTGCTTTTAATACTTCAATTTCTTTTTGGTGTTTTACCGTCTGAGTAATGTCAGAAGCAATCTTCATTATCTTGTATACCTTCCCAGTATCATCAATAATAGGGTTATACGTGGCTTGCAAGAATATAGTGCTTCCGTCTCTCTTCACCCTTTCAAATTCACCAGAGTAAAACTCACCCTTCCCAAGTGTGTCCCAAAACTTTCTGTATTCTTCAGAGTCTGCGTAACTAGGCTTAACAAATATACTGTGGTGTCTTCCGACAATCTTTGAAGACTGACCTGCCTTATATCCTACCGCCTCTAAAAAAATATCATTTACTCTTAGTATGTTGCCATCTAAATCAAAGTCAATAATCGCATTACTTCGATTAATTGCCTCTAATTTGCTGATCAACTCTTCTTTACTCAACGTCCGCATTATTATTTGTAGGCTTCTTAAATATCTTTTCAGCAGCACTAATTCCTAGCGCAGCAGCAGACAAAGCCGCTACTGAATATACTAATGCTTCAGAAGGCTCATTAACTGCATCGTGGTTAGCGTAAAGCGTGTAGCAAAGAGCAACAGCACTAAATACACCTACAAATCTTTTGCTTGACGCCTCTCCATTCTCAGAGAGAAAACCCTTTGACCAAATAAAAAACTGTTTCATTACTTCCTAAATATTTTGCGCCAGATATTTTTGACATCGTTTAAAAAAAACTCACTTTTTTTAATTTGCTCCCACAATTTTATTATCAAACCTAGAAACGTCAAAATTAAAATCAGGAATTTAAGGGTTTCATTCATGTTCATTACCGAGGTAACTGCCCCTATAACGCCTAAACCAAGTACTTGCTCAAATGGTGGAATATTACTCATTTACGTAATTGTTTTTGTCCCAAAAATAGTAATTTTTTGTGACATAAAAAGAAATCCCACCACAGCTTATGCTGAAGTGGGACTCTATTGCCCTAGTTAATATTGTGATATTATTTCAGGAACAGCTCAATAAATGTTGAGTATGACTCACTTGATTTAAAATCAAAGTCATCTATTGAAAAAGAAAAATCCTTGAATTCAATCTCTTCTTCAAAAAACTCAGATCTATCAGCATTATAATTCATAAATGCATCACTTTCAAAGAATTCTTTTGTTTGCTCTGGCTCTGTCTCTCCAAAGTGCTTTTTAAATAACTCCTTCTCAGATTCAGTAAGCTGTTCAATTTCTTTTTCAATTTCCTTGGAAAGTTTTGAAAGATGATACTTAGCCTTAAAGTGAATGTCTTGTACAAGTAGTCCCTTGTAAAAAACTTGTCCAGTTGTCCGATCAGACAACCCGTTTAGCTCTTGTCTTAAGAGCACGAGGTCTTTTAATTTTAGTTTCATAAAGATTAAATTTTTGACAAATATAACACTATTTTTTAAGCTGCACTAACTTCCTCAGTGGACTCAGGAGCTACATAGTCACCTGTGATGGTTAGGTTAAGCTGTTCTGCTACCCAGTCCCAAGCAAATTCATCTTGATTCCATTCTTGATAAGCTTCACCTGTCATGCTCAAGTTCCCTTGTGCCACTTGTGAGCCTACATTACCTTCTGCTGTTTCAGCTAGTAAAGAATAATAGAATGTTGCACTTGTTCCTAGTGTAACATTTACAGCGTAAGCGTTTAAGATTTTAGCTTCTACTGTTTGTCCGTTGTCCCAAATTTGGACGCTTTCAATTTGTTTCATGCGTTTTTTGTTTATTTTCCCAATACTTTTTTTGTGATATACTCATTGTTAATTTAATCTCATCTGACAGTTTAACTCCTTTTCTGTTAGACGTTTTACCCTTTTTGGCCATACTCATTTTAGCCTTAGTTTCATCTGATAGATTTTGTTTTGCTGCTTTCATTCTGGCTTTAGTCTCATCAGATATATTTTTCTTTGATAATTTTAACTTTTCTTTATGCTCTTCTGAAAGGGGTTTGCCTTTTTTTGCTAAACTTAATTTTGTTTTAGTTTCATCAGAAACAGTTCTTCCAATTCCAGCTAATGCAATTTTAGCTTTAGACTCTTCTGAATGCTTTCTTCCTTTAAAAGCAATCTTCATTCTTTGTCTTTCTTTTTCAGAAACAATTCTTCCAACTATTCCTTCACCTCCATTTGTTAAATTAACTAAAGGTCCTGTTCCTAAATCTGCTCTCCCATATTCTGAAATAAGCAACTGTTCTAATTCACAACAATCTTTCCAATTTTCAAGTATAGAAATTATCTCTACTTCATATCCTGCTTTTGCAACTACGTTTTTCCAAAATGGATTTCTGCTATATTTAGAATATGGTCTTCTTTTTGATTTTGCAATCCCAACGTAAAACACCTCATAAGTATCAAGCCTTCTATGTCTATAAACTATCATAAGACTGATTCGATTGTTTTCATTTTATTGTTTAATTGAAGGTTTAATCATACAGGACAAGTTTCTAAAGCGTTTGCAATTATAATCCAGTTAGACCCATTGGATTGAATCATTACAGAGCTATAATCACAATATCCTAATAGGTTATAAGTTGTAAGACCATTAATTGTCTGTGAACCATTACCATCTAAGGTGACAGACCTTGCCCCTAGATTGGTGTTATATTGGTAAATCACATAAATACGACCTGCACAAGTTGTTGCATCTGGAAGTGTTGCCGTTCTGTTGCTCGCACAATCAAATCCAACAGTGTAGTCCGTTTCAGTTAATGTATAGTTAGCAGTTTTGGTACTATGTGGAGTAGAAACTGAGCCTGAGAAGGTAGCTGCGCCTGTGGAGGCTAGGGTTAATGATGTACTTCCTGCATTTACAAATTGTGTAATATTTGGAGTGGTAGCATGACTTGCACCAAACACTCTAATGTAACTTTGCCCTCCAATATTAGATAATCCTAGACTACCAGAAGCATTACCTCCGTAAAGAAAAGGATTGGCGTTTGATAAAGTTAAATCACCTACGACATTTAATCCAAAATTAAAAGTTGATGCTCCTGATGATGGAATAACTAAATCTGCTGACGCTCCTGTTTGTAAAATTAGACTTCCACCTGACTCGTATATAAAGCTATTATCGGTAGCACCAATTGTCAAGGTATCTGTAATTTTAGCCGTACCTGTTACCTGCAACATCTGACCTGAGTTGGTGGAATTTCCAACCAACAAGTTTCCAAACCACCTGCCGAAGGTTGTAGATGTGTTGCCAAGCACAGTTGTGTTTGAGCCTAAGCCAATAGCAGAGTTACCTATTACGATTTGATTGGTTTGATTGTCTGCCGCTGCACGACTATCAACTCCAATAAAAATTGAGTTGTTTGCAATTGTAAGGTTTGTTCCTGCTCCAATAAATCTGCCTGCTCTAAATCCAATAAAACAATTATTGCTTCCTGTGGTATTATTTAAACCTGCATTTTGACCAAACGAAATGTTAGTTCCTCCTGTGGTGTTTGCTTGTCCTGAACCTTGTCCAAAGAAAGAGTTAGATGCACCTGTTGTATTAGCAACTCCTGAATTTTGACCAAAGAAAGAGTTGCTTGCTCCTGTTGTATTTGCTTGTCCTGAAGCTACACCAAAGAAAGAATTGTTTGATGCTGTGGTATTTGCAAATCCAGAAGCGTTTCCAAAAAAAGCATTGGAACTTCCTGTTGTATTATTTCCTCCAGAAGCTTGTCCAAAGAAATTATTGCTTCCTCCTGTTGTGTTTGCTGTTCCTGCGCTTGTACCAAAGAAAGAGTTATTTGCTCCTGTTGTATTATTTTGTCCTGCAATTGTACCGAAGAAAGAGTTATTTGCTCCTGTTGTGTTTGCTGCGCCTGAACTTGCACCAAAGAAAGCATTAGAGCCTCCTGTTATATTTGCTGTACCAGAACCGAAACCAAAGAAAGAATTTGAACCTCCTGTGGTGTTAACATTTCCTGCCCCTCTTCCAAAGAAAGAATTGCCTCCTCCTGTTGTATTATTTACTCCACAATCTCTTCCATAAAAAGAATTATTAGTTCCTATTGTATTATTTCTACCTGAGTTTAATCCAATAAAGGTGTTACTATCAAGACTACTTATTCTTATCTGATTAGTAACTGTCCCTGCACTATTGTTAAATGTAACTGATGCACTTGACCCAGAAATAGTGCGAATCGAAAGTACAATCGTTCCATTGAAGTCAGATGTTGGAGTAATTACCAAAGTTCCTGTTGTAGTCGCTCTTGGCCCAATAGTATTTGAAGCAGTTAATGCAGAAGATGTAAAGCCTCCAAAGTCAATGACAAACGAACCTGCCGTTCTTCCAGTTACTGTATAAGCAATCTGATAGAATGTATTTACCACCCCTGCAAGTGTACTCGTCAAGGTAGTAGTAGACCCTGCAACGTGAGTATATCCTGTCGCAAAGCTAGTTCCTGTCCAAGAAGCATCGCCTGTGCCTGTGGTTAGCAGTTCAGCACCTAGCTGCCCTGAGTCGGAAGCCGTAGTTCCTTGGATGGTTGATAAGCCGTTAAGCAAGGATGTGCCTGTAACCTGCAACATCTGCCCTGAGTTGGTTGATGAGCCTACAAGTAGGTTACCGAACCACCGCCCGAAGGTAGTGGAGGAGTTGCCGATTACTGTGGTGTTGCTGCCAAGACCGATGGCGGAGTGACCAATTACGATTTGGTTGGTTTGAGAGTTTGCGTTTGCTCTAGTATCTGCTCCTAAGAATACAG